TGAATTCGGAGTACCAATTGTTTCTGCTACACAAACAACTCGGGGAGGTTTCTCAAGTTCAGACCCCGGACTCGAAGACACTAGTGAGTCTTTTGGTTTGCCAGCAACAGCAGACTTGATGTTTGCTCTGATTTCCTCGGAAGAGTTGGAAGAGATGGGTCAGATCATGGTGAAACAATTGAAGAATCGATATAATGATCCAACATATTACAAACGATTCACTCTTGGTATTGACAGGTCGAAAATGAGATTATATGATGTTGAACAATCAGCACAGAATGATATTACTGATTCTGGTAAAGACAAACCATTAAATACATTTGGTGACCGCGAGAAATCACAGAAGAAGAGTTTCTCAGGTTTTAAAGTATGAACTTGACAAAGGTTGAAGCACTACATTGTGCATCTGTTTTTGAAAATTATTTTGGGAGTTTTAATCGTGTCGATGAGTATATGCGTGACCAGAAACTGGCATCTCTTGGTGGTCTCTCTTCAAATCCTCTCTTCCCTTTAGAAGATGATTTATTTTCAGACTTCACCATGCATCCAAAAGATATGGATTTTGAAGTACTGGAAATACCACAAGAGAAGTGGGAAAATCTATTGAACATTACCAGTTCACATATCAACATTTCACCAGTTGGCCGTCAAATAAGATTGGCTGTGTTGGAGAAGAATACAGGAAAGATTGTAGGATTCATTCGCCTTGGTTCACCAGTAATCAACATGAAGCCACGCAACGAAATGCTTGGACAAGTATTCACACAACAACCTGAATGGTCCAAAAGGTTCAATGGATCATCTATGATGGGTTTCGTTATTGTTCCATCACAACCTTTTGGTTATAATTATCTTGGTGGTAAATTACTTGCTGCAATTTGTACATCACACGAAGTACGAGAAATTGTCAATAAAAAATACAATATGAATTTGTGTTTGTTTGAAACAACAAGTTTATATGGAAGTTCCAAAACGGTGTCACAGTATGATGGCATGAAACCTTACATTCGTTATAAAGGTTTAACCGATAGTGATTTCATACCGATGATGCATGGAAAAGCCTATGATGACTTACGCAGTTATGTGGAAGAACTGGTTGGTGATATTGTTGATGAAGATGTTTCAAGTAAGAAATTGAAAACTACAATGAAAATCGTTTCACTTACCAAAGCAGCACTTAAAGGCAGTCCTGAAGGGGATACATTCATAGCAACGATTCAGAAGGCAAAAGGGTTGACAGAGCAAAAAAGATATTATTACAGTGACTATGGTTTTAAGAACATGGTAGAGTATGTTAAGTGTATGTCCGATATACTAATTCCTGGTGAAAACTATGAAAAACACAAAATGGTAAACTTGATTGAATGGTGGAGAAACAAGGCGACAAATCGTTTTGAAACATTAAATGGTGATAATAGATTGAGAACTGAGTTGGAGGTTTGGACTTCTGGAAAGCCCATTGATATAATCAGATAAATACTTTTATTTGGAGATAATTATGGCAGCTTCAGAAGGTGTTGATTTAGAGTTTTGTATTGTAGAAAAAATTCGAATAAAAAATAATGAACAAACTAAATTTGAAAGAACATATTCACCCAAAATACTAACTCAAGCGGATCAATGTGTAGAACATATTTTAAAACATGCTGGCCAAAACAAAATTAAAATTTGGCATTCGGATGATTCAAGTGGACCATTTGGATCCATCTATGCAAAACCCGAACCAAAAACTGATATTGTTATTAGAGTCGGTTCAAAAATTCATACCGTTTCTGTTAAAATGGCTGGGCCTGTACAACTTGCATCTGGCCAAGGCGTATCAACTGCTGAATTATTTTCTTCTGCCGCAAAACACTTACCATCACAAAAAGAGAGTAAAGTTTTGGTATCAATTATAGATGAATTGAAAAAGATGCCTACACGATTGTTATCATCAAGTAATCAATCAAGAGTTGAAAAAGAAGCATCCACCAAAGTTATTAATGAATTTTTAAAAAATGGTAAAATAATTAAAGATAAAAACTATGAATACTGGCTGGAAAATAATAAAGAATCTTTGATGGCTTCTCTATTAAAATATGTGGAAGAAGATGAAGATTTTACTACTGCTTTGTTGTATGAAGCTATGACAGGTGAGTTATCACTAAAACAGTTTCGCGGCGCACCAGCTGATAGTATTATTAGTCCAAAAGGATTTTTTGAAATAGATGGTGCTTATGTTGAAAGTATAAAAAGAAAAGTCAAGTTCGACATAAGAGGAAAATCTAGGGGTGGAATAACTGGTGTCGCTTTTAGAATAGATTTGAGTCAATAAAATGGCACTAACAGATTTCGATAAAATTTTAAAAGAGTATAAAGATTCTGAACACGATTTCGGATTCTCAGCCGTTTCTGAACAAGAATATAACTCTGCAATCAAAGAGAGTGTACAGACGGTTGAAAATTACAAAATCAATCTAACTGAAACTGAAAATAAATTAGCAGAACTCGAAAAGATGATTATACCTTTCCTGAAGAAACTACATAGTACAGGCGACAAAGAATATATCTATTGGCCAAATCGAAAACCAGCAATTGAGAAACAAATAGAAGCGATATTGAAACTAACAAGAGGTTAATTATGAAAGCTACGGTGATTATACCGACCACAGGTTCACCTGAGGTCCGGAATGCTATTGAGTCTGTATTATCTCAGACAATTGAAACACAGTGTTATGTTATTGGTGATGGTGACCAATACAAAGGTAAGATAAAAGTACTTACCGACAACTATGCAGGAAATTCTTTCCTCAAGACCTGTTTCCTACCCATCAATGTTGGTGCAAATGGTTTCTATGGGCACCGCATATATGCAGCGTTCACACACCTAATTGACACTGATTATGTACTGTACCTGGACCAAGACTGTTGGTTCGAACCCAATCATGTAGAGTCCTGCATCAAAATGATTGAAGATAATAACCTGGACTGGTCCTACTCACTCCGGAAGATTGTAAACAAATCTGGTGATTATGTCTGCAATGATGACTGTGAATCATTAGGTAAATGGCAATCTTATCATGGTATTAATCACATTGATACAAATAACTATTGCATTAAAACTGAAACTGCGATAAAATTAGCTTCGGCATGGCACGGCGGTTGGGGACAAGATAGAAAGTTCCTTGGAGCTATTGCACAACATTTTCCTAGATTTCATTGCACTGGCAATTATACCGTAAACTATCGTGTCGATGGTAATCCGGGTTCTGTCAATGCAGAATTCTTTTTAAATGGAAATAAAGTGATGAATGAAAAATATAATGGAGAGTTCCCATGGACAAAAACTTAATTATCGGTGCATTTACTGGTTACAATTTCAATCAACTAAAACCTTGGGTACTCTCTATAGATGAGTGTGGATTCAAAGGCGATAAAGTTATGATCGTTGGAGATGCATCAACTGAAACCAGAGAACAGTTAGTTAAACATGGTTTTCAGATACACGGTATGCCAAAGATCAATGCACCAATTCATGTAGCAAGATTCTGGTCAATCTATAATTTTCTACACCACAATTCAGAAAAATATAACATTGTTGTAACCACTGATGTGAAAGATGTGTATTTCCAAAAAGACCCTTGCCAGTGGATATTTGATTCTATGGGTGATAAAAATCTTGTGGCTGGTTCTGAATCGATGCGTTACAAAGATGAACCATGGGGCAACGACAATCTAATGAGTACATATGGTGAAATGGTACACAGTAGATTCAAAGATAACTTAATATACAATGTTGGAACTTTTGGTGGTTCATCAGACTATGTTCGTGACATGTGTTTCAATATTTTTACGAACGCTATCAATCGACCAATTCCAATTGTAGACCAGGCAGTATATAATGTGTTGATTAATACACAACCATACAAAGATGCCGTTTTATTTACAAACCAAGAAGACGGCTGGGCGGTTCAATTGGGTACAACTGGTGATCCGTCCAAAATGGATCAATTCAGACCATTCTTGGTTGAACCTGAACCCATTTTCAACTTTGAAGAACAATTAATCACAACAAGTGTTGGCACTCCACATTGTATTGTTCATCAATATGACAGAGTTCCAAAATGGAAAGACTTGGTGATAAAGAAATTTCACCAAGATGATCCAGATTCTTTTTTCACATATAGGACTTAATTATGAGTGATACTATCACATTCGACACAACTTCTCGTTCATTCAACACAAGCCAATCAAACTTCAAATGTTCTGGTTATGGGCTGGGAGCTTTGGTTGCGGCAATGTCCAATCCAAAAGTTTTAGAAATTGGTTGTGACATTGGTGACACCACACAATTCTTATTGGATAGTAATCCAGACTGTGTATTGACTGGTGTGGATCCATATTCAAACTATGTTGACTGGAATGGAAACAACCTAAATGAACGCGAAGCAATATATCAGAGATTTACAGATCGTTTGTCGGGTTACAGTAATCGTTTTAGTCTGTTGAGAGATTATTCGGATAATGTTGTCGATCAATTACAAGACGATTCATTTGATGTTATCTTTATTGACGGTCTACATACATACGAACAACTCACCAAAGATTGTGCAAACTTATATTCTAAATTGAAGACTGGTGGCGTCTTTGCTGGCCATGATTATACTGCAATTCCCGGTGTTCACAAAGCAGCAAACGAATTTGCAGCCAAATGTGGCAAAGAAATTCTTTTGACAGAATGTGATGTTTGGTACTGGTTAAAATGAAAAATTGTATAGTACTATCGGGTCAATATAGGACCTTTGACAAAACTTGGGAAAACATTAGAGAGTTTATTGATATCAATAATCTTGATGTTTATTGTCACATGTGGTCTACCGATGTTAAAGAGGTGGATAATATTGTTGAACGATTGCAACCAGTTAAATATTTGGTTGAAGATTGGACAAAGTATGTCAGCATATTCAATGAAATAGAACGCAATGTTTCACTGAAAAATCCTAAACCGATTTCAATCGATAAAATTGGTGCAAACGCATCGATGAACTATAGTCGAAAGAAAGCCTTTGATTTAATTGAACAGGAGTATGACAATGTTGTTTACTGCCGATATGACATTCAGTTTAAACCTACCTTTGGCTTCGCGGGTGTGGATCGTGTCGTTACTCCTTTAGAGGAATCGTATAACATCATTTCGGATATCTTTGCAATCATTCCATTCAAAGATGCAAAACATTATTTCTTATTTGATGAGTATGAACGATTACACTCAACACCATTTGAGACCGAATTCATTGAAGTTTTGAGAAAGCGTGGCTATCCAGAAAACGACATTAAAATACATGTTGAACAACGATATTGTCCACATATGATTCTACTCAGAAATTTGTCAATGAATGGTGTCGAATTTACAATCGAGAACTTACCAGTTTATCTACAGCGATGAAAATAGCATTATGTTTTTCTGGCCAAGCCAGATCATTTGAAAAAGGTTTTGAATATTACAAAAAGAACCTACTAGATCACTATGATGTGGATGTATACATTCACGCTTGGACATTCACTGAAGAAAAGAAACTTCTGGACTTATATAAGCCTGTAGGTTATGCTTTCGAAAAACCACCTTTGGGTGATTTTGATAATATCTATACGAATACTCCAAATGCGGAAAAGTATCCACCAAGATTCACTTATCAAATGTTTTATTCAATGCACAATTGTGCCTCATTGGTTTTTAAAGAATATGATTGGATAATTCGTTCTCGTACCGATTATGCATTGAACACAACAATTCCCTTTGAGCAGTTAGACAATACCAAGTTGTATATTCCAAATTGTCGTATGGTACCAGAAAGAGACTTTGGTAATGACCAGTTTGCGTTTGGATCACAATCAACGATGATTAAATACATGTCTACATATAAGAACATAGACAAATACTACAATACAGGAAATCAATTTATCGGTGAAGATTTGATGCGAGCAAACCTACATGAACACAATCTTCATGGTGAAAATTTGGTATATGTCAATATGAATAATCCATTTCCACCCGGAGAACATAACGGAACTTGGCACTCTCTAATTCGTGATGATTATGCACAATGGGTAAAATCTTAAAAGAGTTAACTGGCCATTCTGGTAGCACAATTTATTTGATGGAGTCCGATGATGGACATTATATCAGAAAAGAAAACAACATAACTCGTAATGTTGAAAGACTTGGTGACCTTTATGAAAAAGGTTATCCTGTTCCACAACTATTGAAAATTGAATATAATGCAATAGAAATGGAATATGTCCATGGGTTGGATATGAAAAACTATCTAATACATAACAACACACACTCTCTGATACAATTTATTGTTGACACTTGTGATTGTTTTGGTGAAAATCACACTTTAAAAGATTACTCACAAGTATACTCACAAAAATTGGAATGGTTAAGTGATGCACACGATTTACCATTCACTAAAGATGAACTGATTGACACCTTACCAAAAATCTTACCTTGTTCAACATACCACGGCGACCTAACGCTTGAGAATATCATATACACCGATCCAGGTTTTCATATGATTGATGCAGTCACCATTGAATATGATTCATATATATTCGATATAGCAAAGATGCGGCAAGACTTGGAATGTAAATGGTTTCTACGGCACACCGATGTTCGCCTAGATACCAAACTACAAAGTATTCAGGATGCATTGCGAGATTTGTATCCACAAGCATTCAACGATTCGTTGCTGATACTTATGTTACTTAGAGTTTATCTACACACCAAAAAAGGTGATAATAATTATAACTTCATTATGAAAGAGATTCATCGATTATGGAAATAATTGTACCTGCAGCTGGATTATCTACTAGATTTCCAGATATGAAACCAAAATACCTGTTATATGATTATAACGGTGATTTGATGTTGGCTAACGCACTCAAACCATTTTTAAATAAACACAAGATACATATTGGAATCTTGAAAGAACACAACGACAAATATAATGCTTCTGAATTCATTAAGCATGAATTTGGAGATTCTGTAAACATAATTATACTGGATCAACCGACACGGGGTCCGGCCGATACCGTTTATCAGATTATAGATAAAGTTGGTCTATTCAATTCTGAAATTCTAATCAAAGACTGTGATAGTTTTTTCGACCACGATATATCTGAGGGCAATTATGTCTGTGTATCTAAAATATCTCAACATGAGGTTCTAAAGAAACTATCGTCCAAGAGTTTCACCATCTCAAACAATAATGGCATCATTACCGATATCATTGAAAAGGAAGTAGTGTCAGATACCTTCTGTGTTGGTGGTTATAAATTTTCAAGTGCTTTGTTGTATAAACAGATGTTTAATGAACTATCTTCACAAAGAGAAATTTTTGTTTCGGATGTTATTGGCCGTTGTATTAACAATCTGAACATTTTTACCGAAAAGATTGTTTACAATTACATCGATGTGGGTACCGCGCAAGACTGGTTTGATTATAATGATAAACCTGTGATATTTTGTGATATCGATGGTACAATCATTCAGGCTCAATCTAGAGTTGGTGATAAATCATACGATAAAACTCCAGTGCCGTTGCAGAAAAATATAAACAGGTTACTTGAGTTACAGTATAAAGGTGCTCAATTTGTTTTTACAACATCCAGAGAAAATCAATATAAAGGCATAACAAGAGATATGTTATACTCTTTGGGATTTATTTCTTTTGACTTGATTACAGGATTGCAAAATTCTAGACGCATATTGATTAACGATTTCAATAATTCAAACCCTTATCCGAGAGCTGAATCTATCAATCTATTTCGTGATTCGGATGACTTGGATCGTTACCTATGATACCCGATAAAAACTTATTCATTGTTACCTCCTCGTTGAAACCTGCGATTGGTGCATTCAATGATGATGATAGGTTTGCACAAACTATATCTACACTGGAATCTGTTAGGGAAGCCGTGCCGGATGCGATTATTGTATTTGCTGATGTTTCGATAAGGCCAATAACACAAACAGAAAAAGAAGTAATAACTAGTTTATCTAATTACTATTTCGATTTGAGTCAGGAACCAAACACTCAGTATTGTGCAACCAATGGACTCAAAAGTCATGGAGAAAATTGTTTATTATCCGCAACATTGTCTACTATGAGAAACAATACACAGTTTTCACCGGTATTAAAGACAGTCAAACGAATATTCAAATTTTCTGCTAGGTCTGAATTGGAAAAAGACTTTGATATTAAAGAGTATGATAACTTGTTTGGTAAATTTGTATTTAAGAAAAGAATACCAACTTGGACGCAAAATAAACAGCCTGGTGCCGATCACCTTTTGATTACTCGGTTGTGGTCCATGTGTCCATCATTAATTGACGTTTATTTATCCGTCATAGCGGAAAACCTAAAATCCCTATCAAATGGAGTGGTTGATACTGAACATGCCCACTATTGCAATATACCTCAAAAATATCTAGTGGAATTTGATAAACTCCATTGTTGGGGCTGGCTAGCCGGCAATGGCCAAATTGAACATTATTAAGTTTACTATATATCAATCCCAACATTGCCATTTTTTCATAGATGTGGTATAATGTATTATAAATAGTTCCACGGACAACCAAAGTGTGTTGTGTTTCAATAGGCGGACAATGATATCATTCAAAAGTTTTTTAAAAGAGGACACGGATCCCGAAGAGGGGGCTAGTCGCCAGATTAAGCACCTGACTCATGTGGAAGACCGACCTTTGCAAACCGGTGAAAAAGGCGCAAAGCATGCCATCAAATCTTTGTCAGCAGCCGCTGAACACATCAAAAATGGCAAGAAAACATCCGAACTCACAACAAAATATGATGGCTCTCCTGCACTTGTATACGGACACCATCCTAAAAATGGTAAGTTCTTTGTTGCATCTAAATCTGCTTTTAATAAGACACCTAAGATCAACTATACACCAAAAGATGTTGATGCAAACCACGGCCATGCACCAGGCCTGGCCGCAAAGTTGAAGGACGCTTTAACACATTTACCAAAAATATCACCAAAAGAGGGTGTATATCAAGGCGATATGATGTTTGGAACACATAAAGATGACAAGAAAACAGAGAAGACTGGTGGAACCTCGTTTCATCCAAACCCATCTGGTCTAACATACACTGCTCATGGTGATGAATCCAATAAAGTTAAAAAAGCAAAAATTGGTGTTGTCACACACCTCTCATATCATGGAGATGATGCTGCAAGTTTAAATGCATCACATGAGGTCAACCACGAAAAATTCAATAAACATCCTGATGTATATTCTGTTGATCCTAGAATGGACACATCAAAAGTTCATTTTAGTCCAGCACAACAAAAAAAGTTTAAGACACATATCACATACGCTCAAGCAATACACGATACACATGGTAATGACATGTATGCTGGAACCAGTACACATCATGGCGCAGCTGGATCGTTAGAAACGTACATGAATCATACAGTCCGTTCTGGTGAAGAACCTAATCACAAAAATTTTAAAAATTGGTTAGAAACCGACAAGAATAAAAAAATAGATAAGTTGAAAACTGAAAAAAATAGAACACCTAAACAATTAGAATTGAAAGATGAACTGAATAAGATCGAGCGTAACAAAAAACATTACAACAATTTATTCAATCTACATAAACACCTGCAATCTGCTAAAGGTGTATTAATCGATACGATGAATCAACATCAACAATTTCAACACTCACACGCCGGCGAGGATGCTAATCCTGAGGGTTATGTGTTTCACCATGACAATGAATCTGATAAATTTGTCAATCGTGCGGAATTCTCACGTAGAAATTTTGCTGGCATAAGGAATATTTAAAGTGAATCGTTTCAAAAGTTTTTTATTGATTGAAGGTCGCGGAAAAATGACTGCTTCCGGCGCGGCCGGTGAAGAACATTTAAATAAGTATATCAAACCTTACTTGGGATCAAAAGATTTCACACATACATTGTCCGGTGAACATGAAGATTTACCAGCAGGTTCTTCTGTAAAATTGATAGCATCCGAAAAAATTAATAATAAAATACATGTACACGCCAAAGACAAAACGGGCAATTTTCAATTGATTCCTATCTCCAAATTATATAAACCCGGTGAAGCTCCAACAAACAAAGGACACGATTATGAATCCAACTTTGTTAATAGATTGAAGAAGCACAACATTATGCCACACCATCTTTTAGGCGCAGGATCAACAGACGGTACAGATTTTGCAATTGAGAATAGAAAAAAGAAAACAAGTCACCACGGCCAAGTTTCGGGTTCATTGTTAAATGGTGAAACAAAAGATGGTGTTACAGCTGCAATGGGTCAATTAACAATACACCACAATAAAGAAAAAGGCTGGCATATTGGTGATGCTGCAAAATCAAAAAGACCACTTTATGCAAGAGAAATAGAAAAAGCCGGCGTTTTAGAACATATGAACAAACATTTTAAAAATCCGGAACAGATTGAAACAACAGAGTCTGGTAGATCGAAAACGATTGCAATAAAACATCCAAATTTAGATCCAGCACATGCATATTTAAAAGATCACGATGTACATGTATTGCAAGTTGGTGGTTATGGTACTTATAGTGTGGGTAAAAAAGATGAAACTGGCCATGGTCTTCCCAACATATCTGGAAAAGGCGCATGGAGAATTAGAGAAAAACAAAAAGGTAACAAATCTGCTAGAACAGTTGCATTTCATCCAGATGGTAAATTTGGTTTGAATAAGAGTACATTTGATTTAGACAAAGATGAAGATTTGTTTAAATTCAAGAAAACTTTGGGACATAAAGATTAAATGAAATCCTTTTTAGAAAAATTAGAAGCCAATTCAAAAACACACAAACCTGTGGTGATGGCGTTTGGCCGAATGAATCCTCCAACCACTGGCCACGAAAAACTGGTCGACAAAGTTAAAGAGATTGCAAAGGATTATAAAGCACCACATCATATTGTTGTGTCACATTCTTTGGATGCCAAGAAAAACCCATTAGAACTTGCAACTAAAATTAAACACGCAAAGAGATTCTTTCCTGGTGCAAACATAACCGGTTCAAGTAAAGAGAAACCAACATTTTTACAACATGCAGCTGCATTACATCAAGCGGGACACGACCACTTAATAATGGTTGCAGGTTCAGACCGTATTACAGAATATGAAAATAAATTACATCAGTATAATGGTGTGGGTACTGGTAAATTATTCAATTTTAAAAAGATTGATGTTAAGTCTGCTGGCCAGCGCGACCCTGATGCTGAAGGAGCAGAAGGCATGTCAGCATCCAAGATGCGTGAACATGCAAAGAGTGGTGATTTCAATTCATTCAAACAAGGTGTTCCCTCACATGTTCCAGAAAAACACGCAAGAGAATTGTTCCGTGATGTTCGAAAAGGTATGGGTCTAAATGAAGATACTAATCGTGGACTATTCAAAGCCATCTTCCTGACTGGTGGTCCCGGTTCAGGTAAAGATGTTGTTATACGAGAAGCAATTGCTGAACAAAAATTTGTAGAGTTGAACTCCGTGCAGGCGTTCGACTATTTGATGGATAAACAAAAGTTAGCTGAGAAGACTAATGACTACCGTAGAGAGTCCATACGCAATCGTGGACCATTAATCATCAATGGTCCGGCGGATGACCATTCCAAAATAATTAGAATTAAAGAAGAGTTGGAAGAGTTGGGTTATGAAACTTCCATGGTGTTCGTTGATACTACAGACACAGCCAGTAAAGAGCGTAATGAACGATTAACAAAAATGATTGCTGAATCGGTCAGGTATGATAAGTGGAAACTTTCACAGACATGTAAAGAGTCCTACCGTCAAATATTTGAAAACTTTATTGATTTCGATAATAGCGGTTCATATGAGAGTTTGGAGGAAGTTATTAGTGACACCTACGAACAAATAAATACATTCGTTGAGAACAGAAATTATAATAGGATTGCGTTCTCTTGGTTGGAAAACAGTGGTAAAGTTAATATCACTGAGTCTGTTAAATCATTATTTAAGGAAAATGAAAATGTTAAGAAAAATTCTAGATTTTTTGAAAATTACAAAACCAACATCGGCCGAAGTGGTCCAACCATCAAGCCAGCCGGAGGTCCAAAAGCCGACAATCTCGGAGACATTGCCGCAGACAATCGAGCCGCCGATCCCAATGCAGACAACATCAAGTGGGACGCCCCAAAGCGAAGAGGTGGTTACAACTTCAGAACCTACACCGAAGAAGTCCCAAGCATTAAAGTCTTCCCAGAGCCAAAAGAAAGCAACTTCTCCAAAGACAAAGAAAAAATAAAGAAGAAGGGTATGGTCGATTCTCCGACAGTTAATCAGAGAATGAGAAATATCACAACAATCGGCCCAGAATTTGATACTAGAGCTCAGGGAACGGTTTATGCAATGTCTGGTCTCGGTGATGTGACTTATAGAGAACAGTTTGACTTTAAGGGTTTCAGAGAATCATATATGGATCCATCTGATTCCGAAATGGGAGTTTCTGGCACAGCAGGAAATGCAACGAACAAAGAACCAATGGAAAATCCAAAAGATAAACTAGGTTACGATTACATCAATAAGAAAAAGAAGAAAAAATGAAAACCTTTTCAGCTTTCGTTAAAGAATCCACACAGGCGACTGTTGACCAAGATTCAGCCGAATTAAAAAGACAAAAAGAACATTTGCTGGACAAAGCCAAAGAGTATTCGGATCAAGCTGATCGTGAAAATCAATTTGGTCATGGTGGTGCTGCGAGAGCCAAAGCTGATACCTTTACTGCAGCTGCAAAAAATATATCTAACAATAACGGAGAACAAAAATGATTAACTTAAAAAAAGATGATGCAGTTGCTGACGCTATTAGAGAAATTCTACAACAAGAAGCTCTCAAAGGCGACCAACACAAAATTGATGCAAACAAGAATAATAAAATTGATGCACACGATTTCAAATTACTACGTGGTAAAAAGAAAGATGTGGCTGAAGAAGTTGAACAGATTGATGAATTATCAAAGTCTACTCTTGGTTCTTATACTAAGAAAGCTTCCCGTGATGCTACGATTACTCGTAAAATTGGAGCCGACTTTGAAAATAAAGCCGACAAATCAAGAAGTCCTGGTATGAAAAATGCTGCTAATTCGATTGCTGACATGTATAAATCCAAATCTTGGAAGCGTAAAGCTGGTGTTGACAAAGCAGTTGATCGCTTGACTAAAGAAGAAGTTGAATCGGTCGAAGAATCCATGCGTTCAGGTTTCACACACCGTGACGCAGCCGAAGCTCAAGCTCGTAGAGAAAGAACACTAGCTAACAATCCTAGAATTGCTGCTGAAGTCGAAAGACGCCGTAAAGCTGCTGAAGATGCAAAGAAGCAACCTGTTCAAGAGCGCACACTATCTTCTGGTGAAACTGCTGAGAAAGAACGTATCGTCAAAGGTATGAAAAAATCTCTTTCCGGATTCAAAGCACGATATGGCGATAAAGCTAAATCCGTTATGTATGCAACCGCAACAAAATCTGCAAAAAATGAAGATGTTGGCGCAGTTAGTGAAGCTTGGAAAGATATGATGGCAGATGTTAGAAAGCGCGCAGAACCACAACCATCAGGTGGTTCCGGTATCAAGCAAGGTTCACGCTATGGTGGTTCTAAACAAAAACCAGAGAAACCAGACGAAGAAAAAAAAAAGTAACTGAAAGCCAGGGTCCGACCAGTCAAACGGAAGTTCCCTTTGTTACAAACAATTGTCCGCCAATGATCGATGCAAAGAAGTTGGCCAAAAAATCTTTAACTAGAATCAGAAGCGAGATGATGGGTAAAGCTGGTACATCCGAATAAGGTCAAAAATGAGCAACTCGAAATTATTAAAATCTATAATTAAGAAGACATTGCCGAACGATGTAACTCCATCATTTGGCACTGATCCTAAAGATCCGTGGTCCGCAAAAGCAAATATTGCAGAAGAGTTAGATATGTCCGAAAGTGAATCTAGTATTCTTGGTAGATATCTGAAATCTAGGGGACTTAACCCTGAATTTGCTTCAAAAGACCAAAAAATTGCACATTCTAAAACTGGCCAATTCATTAAATGGAAACGCGACCATATGTTGGAATCCGATACAAGTTTGGAAGAAGCTGTTGATAAAAGAGATACTGTAACTTTTGACATACCTTTCCTGATTCGCGTTTTAGAATATGTGCGTGAGGATATTAAATCTGATATTGATTTACACAAAGTTGTCACTAGCCTGATTACAATTCGTAATAAAGGTGTTTTAACAATGAAACACTATCAGTTTATTACCAGATTGAGAGAAGAAGTTAGCCTTGATGAAAAAGAGGCTGATTATGGTCCAGAATTTCAAGACAAAGTAAAAAGTATTGGTGATAAAGCTAAACAAGGACCCAAGAAAACGGTTTGGGTTCCAGCCAAGTATGGCACAGGTGGGCAGTACAAGGTTGTGCCTGTCGGTAACATAAAAGAATATATGGAACCAATGGCTGCAACACAATCACCTGGTGATG